ACAAGAGAAGCAGGAACACAAATGTCACTGGAGAGCCTACGGTCAACCAGACGGTACAGTTGTATGTGATGAATGTAATACTGCGGCTGATGTCAATAAGCTCATCGACTCAGCTAAACGAGAAGCCTACAAGCAAGGCTACATAGACGCTGGTATTAAAGAAATAACCGAGGGTGCTAGTAAAGACCTGTTTCAAGAGCTGCTACTTTACAAAGCAGCTTATGGTGAACTACCCCTCGAGCAATCAGAGGAGAGTAAGTAATGAATGATACACCAAACATGGCACAGGACTTTGTACTAAATGAAAACTGCGCTACTACCCAGGATCAGACGCTTAAAGAACAGCTCTGCCCGAAGCCGGTGGTACTACCAGATACCGGCAGCTTTGTAGCGATTTCATTTTGGCTAGCGGTTTTTATAACTCTAGCCTATGCAATGGCAAAACGCGGTAAATAATGTGTTATAGTATTCGCAAATGAGAAAAGCGAATACTCACTCGTCTAAAAAAGCCAAAGGCAAAGCGTTGGAGTCTTGGCTTGCCGGAGAACTCAGAAAGTCCGGTGCGGATCCAACCGCACAACCGATGCCACTCTCCGGAGCTATGACATTCTTCAAGAGCGATATACGGACTAAGCTCCCCTACTCATTTGAGTGTAAAAACCAAGAGAACACAAAAGTCTGGGAATGGTACGAGCAAGCAAAAAAAGACGCGGGCGCATTAGAGAAGCCCGTGGTTGTATTTAAGCGTAATTACTCACAGCCTATGGCGCTATTGGCGGCAGAGGATCTGGTGCAGATGATCGCTGAGATAGCGCAGTATTATGATATTATAAGCAAAAAGGAGAGTGAGCGATGAGGGTAGCAATAGTCGGTGGTAAGGGTATAGTCGGCAGCAGCTATAACCTGGTATTCCCTGACGCGTATATATATGACGTGGGCGTTGGCTCAAAAGAAGAAGTCAACGCCTGCGATATAGCGCTGGTGTGCGTGCCAACAAACTTGAATGATAATGGCGAATTAGATATGAGTATTGTTGAAGAAGTTATTGAGTGGCTAGATACGCCACTTATTTTAATTAAATCAGCGCTGATGCCAGGAACTGTGGATAAACTTGTGGAAAAGACGGGGAAAAGTATCGCTGTCTCAGTAGAGTTCATTGGCGAAGGAAACTACCCAGTCCATTTTTGGAAGTATCCCGATCAACAAGATCCGCGAAGGCATGAAATGTTGATTGTAGGCGGCGAAGAGAAAACCGCAACCGCGTGCGCCGAGATTATGTGGCGCTATATGTCGCCGGATATAAATATCCATATCACGAGCGCTAAAGAAGCAGAGATCACTAAGCTGGTAGAGAATAGCTGGGGCGCTTTCAAGGTTACGTTTGTAAACGCCTTGTACTCGCTAGCTCAGAAGTCAGACACAAACCCGGTACGCATTCACCAGGCCTGGACTTCAGATAAGCGCATAGACCGTATGCACACCCGCGCTGTGGGCTTTGAGCGTGGCTGGGCTAGCAAATGCTGGGATAAAGACGTACAAGCCCTAGCGAGCTACGCAGAGAGCGTAGAGGCGGGCGACATGGCGTTTATGATAAACGCAGTATTAGACCTTAACGAGTTTCACAAGCAAGAGAATGAAAAAGCTTAGTATTACCTTCTCGCTCGACGATGGCTCTATCTATGACTATCGGCTCTGTAAAATATTAGAAAAATATAATATAGAAACGACACTGTATCTCCCGGCGCATTGGATAACCTACCTAGAGAGTAAGGGCATTGAGCCGATGACCCCAGCCCAAGCGCAGGAAGTCGCGGATCGCTTTGTGATTGGCTCGCATGGCGTAGACCATCTATTGCTAACTCGTATCGACCCGGCGCTACAAGAAAAAGAAATCTTTGAAAGCCGTAGAATCTTACAAGAAGAATTTGAGCAACCGATAAACTCTTTTTGCTACCCAAGAGGATATTATGATGCCGCTATTATAGAAAAGGTAAAAGCTGCCGGCTATACCTCTGCTAGAACGGTAAAAGTCGGTGCGCTTGGTATCAGCCCCAATCCGTACGAGAAGCTGACTACAGCGCATATCGGCTTTGATAGAGCTGAGTATGGCGTAGATTGGTATAGCTACTCTGAAGCTAAGCTCCTGCGTGGCGTGAGCCAAGCTTATAACACTCCCATACGACTGCACTTCTGGGGGCATGGCGAAGAGATTCATCGCAACGGCCAATGGGATCGCGTGCTGCAATTTATAAAGCTGGTGGCTTCCTATGCTAATGCCTAAGATTCACATCGCTAAGTACGAGCCAAACCGTTTAGGTGGTGGCTGGACTTGGGCGCGAGAGTTTGCCAAAGGCATCGGTGGCAGGTTAGGAAGCTATCAAGAGAGCCAAGTCTATGTCATTCCTAGCCCTTCTATGGTGGAACGCGAAGAAGTAAATCGAGCTAAAGCTGATGGTAAGTTTATTATGTTGCGGCTGGATAATATCATTCGCAACTCACGCAATCGCAATACAGGCATGAGCCGAATGCAGGACTTTGCGCTGATGGCCGATGTGGTGGTGTATCAAAGCGAGTTCGCTCGCGACTTACTCACAGGCTGGGTTAAACCGAAGCAGCTGGCGGTGATCCATAACGGCTGCGACCTGTCTATATTCAATGACAACAATCGCCATGAGTCGCCAGTTAACCGCTATCTATACTCTCGGTTTAATAGGGATGAGACGAAGAACTGGGAGATGGCGCGGTATATCTATGAGCGAGAATACAGAGTCGATCCCTCGAGCTTGCTTACTATTATCGGACAGTTCTCTGATGAGCTGCGGGAATATAACTTTGACTTCTATCGCAATGAGAAGTTTCAATACTTAGGCGTGGTGCAAGATCCGCGTGCGCTTGCGGATATTTATAGAAACACTGACCAGCTTATCTATACCTATTTCAATGATGCGTGCTCGAATACTCTTATTGAAGCCCTCTGCTCAGGCTGTGAGATACTTGATCCCTACCACATGGCGAACACCGGTGGCTCAAGCGAGATAATGTCATGCTTTGAGGAGTATGGCGCACAGTACTTTGATAGCAAGAGAATGGTACAAGAATACTTGGAGATGCTGGCGTGAGTAGCAGCTACAGGGTTAGCCTAGACAAGTGGCTACAATCTCAAGAGGTTAAGGCCGGCACAGTATATGACGTTGGCGGAGCGCAAGAGCAAATGCCCAGGCGGGTAAAGAGCTGGGAAGTAGGTGAATACCTCATCTTTGATTTACCGCATCCGCATAAGGGCAGGAAACCTGATGTGGCCGTAGATATAAACGAGTTCTCGCCGGTACTAGATGGGTATAAGGGCATGGCCGATATAGTCTATTGCTTAGAAGTATTTGAGTATATCTATGATCCTGTGCGGGCAATGAAGAATCTGGCCGGGCTAGTTAAGCCAACTGGCCGCATCTACGCCAGCTTTCCTTTCTATTACCCAGTCCATCAACCAGTAGATAATGACTACTTACGCTATACCCTAGCCGGGATCACAAAGATAGCTCAGGTAGCACACTTAAAAGTGATGTCTGTACAAACCCGCAAACCTGAGAGCTACGGTATGTTGCATTTTAATAGTGTGGAACGCTTGCGTGGCGCGAAAGAGTATGACCATAATTGCTTAGGATACATAGTGGAGTTCGCAAAGTGAAATACATATTCATCGACTTGGGCGCGTATGATGGTGACTCAATTCAATACTTTCTTACTAAGGCTCAAGACCTACCAGCGCCGGCCAGCCAGTTTGCTATCTATGCCTTTGAGCCAAACCCGAAGTTCTTTATGAAGCTCAACGAGCTCATGGACACCACACCGCAGATAAAACAAATTAGCAATCAAGCAGCATGGATTGAGGACGGCACTATGGAGTTTGCAGTAGACCAGGCTGCGGATCCGATGGGATCAACGCTGATGAAGGGAAAGCAAGAAATTTGGGGTAAAGCGAAAAAGCAAACAGTACAGACATTTGATTTTTCAGATTGGATTACGCAGTTTGCTAATGATTATGTTATTGTTAAATGTGATTGCGAGGGCGCAGAGTTTCCTATTCTAAATAAAATGCTGAAAGATAAAACCATTGGCGTAATCAACGAGCTGTGGTGCGAGTTTCACCCGAATAAGGTGCGCGAGTATACCACGACCGATAAACATGAGCTGATGGCAGCCGTACGCAGCGCTGGCGTAAAACTTACGGAGTGGCATTAGATGTTAAAGATACTTGCAGTCACCGATAAGCTGGATACGGCGATAGATCGCCTGGCAGCTGGCGTAGGCCAATATATGAACGGCTATGATTATAAGGTGTTGGCAGTGCATCCGAAGCGCCCTAGCCAGCAAGACCTGGCCGAGTTTGTACGGCTAGCAAGCCAAGCCGATATTATCGACTATCACTATTTTAGAACTGCCGAGATGCTTCGGTCGCATTTGCCCGAGATAAAAGCCAAGCCGAGCATACTGCGGCATTTTAACCCCTACTCCTTAGAGGGCGATTGGAGCGGCTACCAGTATATTGTGGCTTGTAATAAGAGCATTGAAGCCGACTTAAAGCGTGGCTACAGTAACGTGGTATATCACCCTATAACCCGCAATCCTAAAAACTATGTATTCCGAGAGAAGCCTACCGACCACGATGTAGTTCTGATGGTAGCAAATCGGATAGAAGCTAAAAAGGGCATACTTGAGGTGGCTAAGGCTTGCGAGCAGCTGGGCGTAGCCTTTCACTTAGTCGGGAATATATCTGATCCGGCATATTTTGCTGAAGTAGTAGGTTGCTCGACTACTACTTTCTCGCAGGGCATATCCGATAAGAGCCTAGCTGCAGCCTACAACAAGGCTACGCTGCACGTCTGTAATAGCCAGGATAACTTCGAGAGTGGCACGATGCCTATCCTAGAGGCTATGTTCTCAGGCGTACCGGTGCTGACCCGCAACGTAGGCCACGTACCGGATATCTATAACGGCGAGAATATGGTGTTGAATCCTAACGATAAAGAAGATATAGATGGCCTAGCTAAGCTTATGTATAAGACCTTAACCGATAAGAAGGGCTTACACGAGCTCGCCCAGAAAGGTTGGCAAACGGTGAAAAGCTACACCGATCAGCGCCGGGCGTATATGTATAAGCGGCTCTACCGCAGTATGCAGTCGCCAGAGCAGCCGGTGAGCGTAATCGTGCCAACAGCCGATGATCCGCGTACCCTACTTACCTGCCTAGTAGCTATCGAGAATCAAAGCTATAAGAATATAGAGATTGTAGTATGTGATGACGGTAGCGATAAAGCTACCCTCAGCGTGGTGCAAGAGTTCGGCGAGATGACAGCGAAGCCGGTGGTATACCTCAACACCTTCAAGGGCGACTATGGTTTGGCGCGGGCTAGGAATATGGGCATTATAGAGGCCAGCGGAGATATAGTGGTATTTGATGACCAGCGCCAGATTATGCACCCGGAAGCGGTCGCGGAGTTTGTATCGCACCTGGCACCGAAGCTTTGGCTGTACGGCAATAAGGGCGGCAAGAAAGACTTTGTGGAGAACTTTGGTTGTGTCTATCGGGCAGAGATTATCCGCATGGGTATGTTCTCCGAGCGCTGTACGCTCTACGGCTCGCTTAGCCAAGAAGTACGCGCTAGAAGCCGCGCCCAGGGCTTTACGCATACCTATATTGAAACCGCAAAAGCTGAGGCCGCTAAGAAGTCCAGCAACAAATACTCCAAGCGAGCTGAAATTATTGAGAGTAAAGATATGTTATATAAGATGGGATTATAAGATGAGCAAGCTACGAGTATTTGGCATACTAAATCACTTAGGCAATAACTACGAGCAATTAAAGCTGGCTGAGAACTACGATGTAGAGTTTACCTATCTGCAAAACAATGTAAGGCGCTGGGGAAGAAACTCGCATAGGCAGCAGCCAGACCATCTAAACTGGGCAAGCTATTACGAGCCAGGCAAATACGATGTGGCTATCATCTCGGTAGATCAACAATGCGTAGACCCCGAAATTGGCAAAGGTCATCTCTACCGGCATCTAAACGAAGTCATTCAAGACATACCTAAGATTGTAATAAACCACGGAACGCCGATGTGGGATGAGAAATACACCGAGGATATTGTAATTAACGGTGGCCAGATACTCGACCGCAAGGGCAAGCCACGGCATATAGACGGTATGAAGCAGCTAGTGGGCGATAACTTTATGATCGTAAATAGCTATGAAAGCGTGAATCGCTGGGGCTGGGGCTATCCGCTCATACATGGCATGACCCAGAATGACTGGCTCGACCTGCCTAAAGAGCCGCTTGTGGTGCTACCCCTCTCCCCTGCTGGCTTAGATAAATATTATAATCGCCAGCTTATATCGCATATCAAAGAGGGCTTGCCAGATAGAGTTGGCTTAGAGGTACTGCATACCAACGTCAATTACCCGGTTGTAGATTGGCAAGACTACAAAGAAACTATCGGGCGGGCGCTAATAACCATATTCCCATTTGCTGATTCGCCCATGCCGAGAAGCCGTACCGAGGCTATGCTGTCCGGCTCGTGCGTACTCTCGAGTCGCCATCATAACGCCGATGAGTTCATTACAACTGGGCAAAACGGCTTTATTATGCCGGATAACCCCTTGAGCTACATCGAAGCTATCGACCAGCTGGTAAATCATAACTTTAGAGAGGCCGAGCTAATCGGGCAAGCTGGCAAGAAAACAGCGCTGGAGTACTTCTCAGAGGAGCGCTACCAAAAGGATCTATACGATATTATTAGCAAAGTAGCAGCTGGAGAGCGGCCTGAATGGGATGGCAGTAAGATATGGAGCGCGTCATGAGGTCAATTGCAGCATTCACTTTCGAGCAGTTTCACAACAAAAAGAACATTGGCTCGACTAAAATCCGCATAAAAAACCTCATGAAGTACTGGCCGGAGATGCATTTGTATAAGTTTGGCGAGAAGCCTGACGTGATGATATTCCAAAAGGTCTACCGCTCGGGCGAGACATTCCGCTCAGCTGCCTATACCCTGCCAGGAGAGATGGGCGTGCCAAGCATCTTAGACATCTGCGATGCCGATTGGCTAGGCCAGGGCGCAACCACAAAGGCGTGCTTCATTACCGAAACGGCTCGCATGGTAGACGCTGTAGTTACCAGCACCGAAGCCCTCGCCGAGTTCATTCGTCAGCTCACCGACAAACCGGTGCTATGTATTCCCGACCGGTTTGTGATTGACGAGTTCCCGACCATCAAACACCACACCACGCCGCTTAAAAAAGCCGTATGGTTTGGCTATTCACATAACGCCGAGCTACTGCGCTATGCCATACCAGCTATCGATCGGCACAAGCTCGACTTCACGATTATTAGCAATGACGATCCACGCTTACCGTTCGAGTATGACTTCAAGCTTTGGAATAACGCGACAGCCTACGATATAATCCAACAGAACGATATCGCCATACTGCCAAAAGGCACTCGCCCACAGGATAGATTCAAGAGTAACAACCGGCCGGTGCAAAGTATTCTCTGTGGAGTGCCGGTAGCAACCACTGCTGACGAGGTAGAACGCTATGAAACCGCTGCAGAGCGCAATAAATCAGTAATACCATTGTGGCAGCTATACCGCAAAGAGTATGATGTCCGTAAAAGCGTAGAGGAATATAAAGACCTAATTGGGAGTATATTACAAAACAATGATTAGAAATGTCAATACATACAGCGGAGTAGGGGAGTGCTAGCTCTACCTATAAAACGCAAAATAGGGCGACCCATGCGGAGTAGGGGAGGGGTAGCATGAATATAAGCAGTATAACGCTCAGCAGTATAAATCCTGCTGAATATAATCCGAGAGTCATAACCAAAGATGAGTTCGAAGGTTTGAAGCAGTCTCTTACCACTTTTGGCCAGCAAGAGAACCTGATTGTGAATAAAGACATGACCTTGATCTCCGGCCACCAACGTTTGCAGGCCATGCTCGCCCTGGGCTGGACTGAAGCTACCTGTAATGTAGTAGACCTCGATAAGCACGAAGAGAAAAAGCTTAATGTAATCATGAACTCCCAAGCCATCGCCGGTAAGTTTGACGAGCTAAAGCTGGCCGAGATACTCGAAGAGCTGAAGCTAGACGATAACTATGAAGCGCTCCGACTCAATAAGCTCGAGCCATTAGACCTATCGCTCGATGGTATAGAAGAAGATGAGCCACCTGAAATTAGCCAAGACCCACCGGTAAGTAGGCTGGGCGAGATATATAGGCTCGGTAAGCACTGGCTGATGTGTGGCTCGGCTACAAGCGAGGATGATATCAACTCCCTGTTCCAAGACCAGAAGATAGACCTCTACTTAACCGACCCACCGTATAACGTAGACTATACCGGCAAGACCAAAGACGCCCTAAAAATAGATAACGACCAAATGGATGACGGCGAGTTCCTAGCTTTCCTGGCCGATGCCTACAGGCGCGCTGATGAGCATATGAAGTCCGGCGCCGCTTTTTACATATTCCACGCCGACTCCGAGGGGTATAACTTCAGAGCCGCCGTCAAAGAGGTTAACTGGATGCTGAAACAATGCCTCATATGGGTAAAGCAAACTATGGTAATGGGGAGACAGGACTATCAATGGAAGCATGAGCCTATACTCTACGGCTGGAAGTCTGGGAGTAGTCACAGCTGGTTTGCCGATCGCAAGCAAACGACAGTACTCAATTTTGATAGACCTAGCCGTAGCTCCGAGCATCCGACTATGAAGCCTATAGAGATACTCGCCTATCTTATCCAAAACAGTAGTAAAGCAGGGGATGTGGTATATGACGGCTTTAGTGGCTCTGGCTCTACCCTTATCGCCTGTGAGCAATTAGATAGAATATGCTATGCCGTTGAGCTAGACCCACGCTATTGCGATGTTATACGTAAGCGCTATGCGAAGTTTATAGGCCAAGAGGATAATTGGCAGGAAATTACCGGAGTAGTCAATGCCTAGACCAACCGTAATGACCGAGCCTGTACTAGAGGCTCTGCGACAAGCTTTTCTGATTGGGGCTACTAACCTGGAGGCAGCACACTATGCTGGCATAACTGAAAAAACATTATATAACTATATCGACAAGCACCCAGAGTATTTACAGCAAATCGAGGCATGGAAGTCTGAGCCTATCTTGAAGGCCAAGCAGACGATTATAAAGAATATGCATGATACAAAGAACGCCCAATGGTACTTAGAGCGTAAGGCCAAAGACTTTAAGCAAAAGGTGGAGATGGAAGGGGGGCAAAACCCTATCCGCGTACTCTTGCAAGCCTATGGGATAGATCCTGAGAAGATAAGCCAGGGAGTGATAGATGACGGACAAGATGATGGTGCTATTTCAACAGCACCTACTAGCGAAGCATAATCTCGTACTCTACCCTTACCAGCTGATTCTGGCTCGTAAGATATTCTCCGCGCTTATTACTAACTTGCAGCTGACTATTCACGCTACCGAAGAGGATATTAAGAAGCTTAAACCGATAGAGGTACACGCCGAGTTCTCGCGGCAGTCCGGCAAGACCACCGCTATCGTGCATACGATTGAGTTTATAATGCTATTCTTTACCGAAGCATTCTCTCGCCCGATCAATATAGCTATCTTCGCTCCCCAGGCCGAGCAAGCTAAGACCGACTTCGATAGGCTGAAGCTGGCACTGCGTAAGACCGAGAAAGACCTACAGAGCTTTGAGGGCGATGACGCCGAGCGCTATGCTAAAGAGGAGAGCAACGCTAAGACGCTCGTATTACCCAATGGCACCAGCTGCTATATATTCCCGGTCAGTAAAACCAGCAAGCCGGAGAGTAAGACACTCCATTTGATTATCTTTGAAGAGAGCCAAGACCTACCCGACCAGATAGTTAAAGAGCAAATCCTGCCAATGCGCGCCAGTACCAACGCTCCGGTAATATGGATTGGCACAGCTGGTACGCGTATCTGCAACTTCTACCGCTTAGGGCAAGGCGCGAGCGCCAATAAGCTCTACTTTGATAAGATAGCCGAGCAGAGGCGTACCGTATACGAGTCTACCGGCGATCCACGCCACCTAATCTATGAGCAAACCATTAAGGGCGAGATAGAGAAGTATGGGCTAGAGAGCGATGAGATCCAGCGCCCTTACTACGGCAAGTGGTTGATTGGTACAGGGCAGTTTACCACCGCAGAGGAGCTAGACGCGCTAACCAGCGATAGAGGGCGTACCCACCACGAGAAGAAGCATGAATGCTACGCCGGCATAGATACCGCAAAGCATCCCGATAGCACCATCGTAACGATTATTCGCTGGAACTCGGAGCTAGAAAAAAAGGAGCTAATTAACTGGCTGGAGCTACGTGGTGAGAACTATAAAGACCAATTCGATATCATTACCGATTTCTTAGGTCGCTATAATATCCGGGCTTTGGCAATAGACTCAACCGGCCAGGGCGACTTTATGCCTGATATGTTTGAGCGTGAGACGAACTTTATGGATGAGAACAACGGCCTGTATCGTATGAAGTTCTCCGCTGTGAGCAAAGACATTATGTATAAGAACTTGAAGGTGAGCATTCAGCAGTTATTGACTACGCTCCCAAAGAACAGTACAAAGGAGTCAGAGAAGTTTCGGCAACAAATGTTGGATCTCCAGCAAGAGTACCGAGGACAACTCTTATCAGTACATCACCCAGATGACCCAAACGCGCACGATGATTATGCGGACAGTTGGGCGCTCGCTGAGTACGCTTATGCCAAAGAACAAGAACGGAGTATAGCCAACCTCACAGTTGTCGAAACAAGCCATGTGGAAAAGACTGCAAAATCTGATTTCTTTAACGAACAGTGGGATTGATACCACTCCGCTCGTTCAGCCAGTAGTAGACAAGACCGTTTACTCGGCTGGTGGGTATACCTCTAGCAACAATATTACCGGCGACCCGACTGATTACTCGAAATACTATAACGGCTGGGTATATGCGAACTTAAACGCACTTGCTTCTTCTGTCTCAAAGATGGAGATTAAGCTGTACAAAGTGCGAGTTATTAACGGCGAGCAAGAATATATTGAAATTGAAAGCCATGAGGTACTCGACCGACTCGACCGACTAAATGCTTTCACAAGCTTTACTGACGCTGTATATAGCACACAAACATTCAAAGATATGGCTGGCGACTGCTTCTGGTATATAGATGACGCCAAGCAGAATATCTATATCTTAGAGCCAAACAAAGTAAAAGTACTATTCGACTATATCGGTGGCGGTGGCGTAAAGATTACCGGCTACAAATACACCACTATCGTAGACGGCAAGGAGCGCGTAGAAACCTACAAGCCCGAGCAAGTCGTACCCTTCAAGAATCCAAACCCATTAAATCCGGTACGTGGTATGGGCTTGATTGCAATGGCGCTGGCAGCTATCGACACCGACCTCTATGCCGAGGACTTTAATAAGCGCTTTTTCTTAAATAACGCTACGCCCGATACTGTTCTCCGCACTGACCAAAAGATTAACCCCGATAATATGCGTAGGCTCGAAGCCGACCTCAAGCGTAGATTTGGTGGCACTCGTAATGCCCACAAGACGATGATCCTTGAGGGAGGCTTAGATATTAAAGCGTTAAATAGCACACAGCGCGATATGGAGTTTATTGAGCAGAGTAAATGGGTACGCGATAAGATGATGAGTATCTTTGGCAATACCAAAGTGAGCTTAGGAATCACTGAAGATGTAAACCGCGCTAACGCCGAAGCATCCCTCTACGGCTGGCTCAAGGAAGTCATCAAGCCTAAGATGCAGAGCTTTGTCGATAGCTTAAATGAGTTCTACCTGCCAGCTATGACCTCAGACGCGCTTATCTTTGGCTTTGAGGATCCGTACCCAGAAGATACTGCCGAGGATATTGTCGAAGCTACCGCTGGCTACGGTAAATGGTTGACTCGTAATGAAGCTCGCGATATGTTTGATCTCCCACCAGTAGAAGGTGGCGATGACTTTAATAGTACACCTGACGCTAGCCCAATAGAGCCGATGACCCCAGCCGATGGCGAAGCTCCACCAGAAGATAAGGGAATGCCTAAAGCTATCAAGAATGTGGACTTCGAGAAGCGCTTTAGACAGCTTGGCATTCCTAAGCTAGTCGCTAAGCAGAAAACCCTCTTAGCTGCTGCCAAAGAGATTGCTGCCGAAGCTGTTAAGGAAGCCCAGGGGCTTATTGAGCATGAACACGTAGCACCTAAGAAAGACGTACGCTACTCGGAGTTCTTTACCAATGACGAGGTGGTGATGTACCACCGGGCTAAGATTAATAAAATCGAGAGCGTAGAAGCTCGCTTTGCCCAGAAGCTGGATGATTACCTAACCCGGCTAGAAGAAAAGACAATGGCCGCCGTTGCGCTGATAGAAGAGAAGGGCTTGCAGAAAGCTAGCGCTGCCCCACTCTTCGATGTAGATGATGAGATTAGCTTTGGTATTAACCTATTCACTCCTTTGATGGAAGAAGCCACGATGATCGGTGGCATGGCCGCGAACGCGCTGATCGGCGAGAAGCTCAACTACAAGCCATCGGCTGAAGTCCGTAAGGCAGTCCGCTCGAGTATTAAGAAGTTTACCAAGAGCATGACGGTCACTGATATCGATAAGCTCACGAATACTATTGTCGACATGACCGCTTCAGGCGCTACCGTCAATGATATCCGGGCTGAGGTCGGGAAGTTCTTCGATGGCGCCCGCCAGAAGCAAATAGATACAATAGTCCAGACCGAGGTACTGCGGGTAGCCAACCTAGCCACGACAGACGCCTACAAGCAATCTGACGCAGTAGTTGGCAAACAATGGACTACGGCTGGAGATAGCAATGTTTGTGAGTTCTGCTTGCAAGCTGAGAAGGATTATCAGGATGTAGCGCTGGACTCTAACTTTGCCGATAAGGGCGATACGATAGAAGATGGGCAGGGTAATACCATGACGCTTGATTATAGCCACCTAGAGGCTCCACCGCTGCACGTGCGCTGCCGTTGCGATATCTTGCCGGTACTAGCCGATGAGTTCTCTAAGACGCTCTCCGGCGCCCTCAAGCCTAAGAAAGCTAAAAAGGTTGTTGAGAAGCCCGACACATCAGAGATAGATAAGCTAAAAGAAGAGCTAGCCAAAGAGCGTGAGTATGCTAAAGAGCTAGAGGGGCTTATCAGTGAATGAGCGCAAACTCGCCCTATTAAGAAAACGCGCAGAAAAGCGCAAAGAGCTTGAAGCTCAGCAAGCTGGCATTGCCCAGAGCCTAAAAGAGCTGAATGAAAAAGAGCTAAAAGTAGATCTGCCGGAGCTGCCAGCGCCGATTGTGCATAACGAGTTCGATACCAAAGAGCTTGCCGAAATAGCAAACAAAACATCGGCGCAATTAGAGGCTCTCCAAGACAAGTTAGACCCTGAGATGACTATTGCTGCCTTTGGCGAACTTAAGAGCGAGATAAGCACGCTAAAATCGGTATTTGGGCATATAGAGAAGGCGCTAGAGCAAGACATATACGCTCGCTACGATTATGCGAACAGCATAGAAGAAAATGGCGTGCGCTACATCGGCTATTTGAATAAAGATAGTAACTGGTTTATTCAGCGGCTCGGTAAAAGCACCGAAGGCGAAAGCTCAACATTCGCAACTGGTAAGGCTGGCGCATACAAGCAAGCGTGGAAAAATCGCCTCATGCTTAAATATGTTCCACGAGATAAGGCGACAATCGTATGAGCAATACAAAGTTTGATGCAGTACTTGGGCGCGTTCGAGAAGAAGATACGATTGTTCAAGAAGTCATTGGTGGTAGTAGCTCTAGCACAGCACCGATTGTTGGATCTACGGACTGGGGAACAATTACTGGTACACTTGCGGATCAGCTCGACTTACAAGCAGCGCTGGATCTAAAAGCTAACCTAACGCTCTTAGCAGGCGGCAATACTGGACAAGTGCTAACAAAAGATAGTAATGCGGGACAAGACTATAGCTGGCAAACTCCAGCAGCTACTACAACTGGTTACGCATGGGAAGATTACGAAAAGACGAGCACGTATATTTATGTGAGCTACTTAAGCACAGGTGGAGCGTGGTATATTTATCGAAGAACAGTAGCCACAAACGTACGAGAGTACGCCACAGGTGCTTCGGGGTACGCAGCAGCCTGGACAGCAAGAAGTTCACAAACATATTCATA